CACGTAGGCCCTTCAAACGATCTGATTCAGCAGGCTTAATCAGTGGGCGAACCTGATAAGAATAACCAGTGATAGATTTATCATTAGGCTCAGCCAGAATACGAACAGCAAAATCTACCGCGTTATTTTCTTCAAGATTAATTGCTTGGTCTAATAGTTCCTCTAAAACTTTAGGAACAATTAGAACGCCTGAACGAGTGATTTCACCGTTAGAAACGTTTACACCTTCAAATTCACCCTTGAATTTAACAAATGGGCCATGATCACTTTGGCCAGCTTCTTTACCTGAACAAGAACCATAAATCACAGCAAGCTCTGTAAGCTCCTTAATAGAATGACGAGCAGGCTGAGCGCCAAGAGTTTTTACAGTGATTTTGTTAGCTAGTTTTAATTCAGTGTTTTGAGTAGTCATTTTAAAATTTCCTATTTGAGAGTAGTATCAAGATCATTCTTGATAAGACTAATAATAAAGATATTTTAATTTTATGTCAACATTTTAATCGAAATATTTTAATAAAAATTAAGGCCCATTATCGGGCCTTATTATTTTCATCTGTATCTGTGGGGAGTGTGGTAATCGCTTTAATTAGATGCATCACAAATGCAGGCCCTAACCAACCAGAAACGCCGCACATTGCGCCCATCCAGTAAATTGACCATTTAACTTCGAAGCCTATGAATGCAACAATTAACCCCATAAATCCAGAAGTAGCGGCACATATAATAAATTGCGCGATTGAAAATTTCTTTCGGCCCAACGATGATGAATATTTCAAAGCCCCACCTACAAAAGCAATACAAGCTAAAAACAGTATATCAATTACAGTTTTTTGGTCATCCATCATTTAGTCACCGCCTTTATAGTTTCTGTAATTTCTTGCTTAAACATAAAATAAAAACCTATTGCAATCATACCAACTGCCGACAATATCACTACTGACCGTAACGCAAAATTACCCGCACCAGCAATGTACTCTGCTGGGTTCGGTAAATATTCACCTACCGCGTCAATCGCCGCGCCGCCCACCTGCCCCGCGCCAGCGAGTACACCGTCTTCATTGGTCGCAATTGTATTAGCCGCAAGTATACCGCCAGCTAATGCCTTAACTGCCGGTAAATCCATAAGATACTTTTTTAAACCCTGCTGGCTTTGTTGATTTTTGTCTTGATTATCTGGCATACCTATTTGGCCCCATGTTTTAGATGGTTGTGTGGCTTTATATTGACTGCTTGGTAAAGAAGCCCATACTCCCCCTAGTTTGTTAATAGCATTTCTAAAGTTTCCGGCTTTCACATCATTTAGCGCGTTATTTTCAGCGATTAAAGCAATAGCGGCCAAGTCTTGATTTTTACCGCTAAAATTTTTAAAGCCAAATGCGTTTTTTAATCTGCTCCATGTAGAGTAAAGAAATTGATAAGCGCCTGCTGCCGTTGTGTAATTAATGCTCCCGTCTTTTTCTTTAAATGCTATTTTTTTATTGGGGTGCTGGGCTAGATTAGCGAAATAAGAATTTCCGAACATTGTGTTATAACCATACTTTACCCCTTCGGCATCAGCAATTATTTTAAGAAACTGCTGAACGTTAGGATTTTTATAACTGTTTTCTAGTTCCGCTAATGTAGCCATAATTTAACCCCTATGAATAAAATTGCGGCAAATTAGCTTTGATAGATTTTATATATTCTTCTATCTGCTTTTCTGCCTGTTGTTGTTGCGCGTTTAATTTATCTGCAACTCCCGCCAGCATTTCACTAGCTGCGGGGCTACACCCGCATGACGAGCTTTTAGCCGGCATTACCGGCTTTAAATTATAAGTCATATCAGGATAGTTATAACTTAAGTAAGTTTCAGGCGGCGCATTAAAAACGTCTGGCGCTATCTTACTTCGATTAAGCCACATTAAATAAATAATCGCAGCGCCCATGCCCAAAGCTAAATAAGTAGTCGTTGATTTTTTCATACAAATTTATAGCCCCCACCCAAGCTGTTATTACTACCTGATTTATTACCGAAAAAGTTAAGTAGGCTACCACCAAAGTTTAAAAAGCTATTAGTTTTTTCGGCGCTAATTTTTTTCTTTTCGATACTTGCCTGCATTCCTGCAATGCTTTGTTGCACTTGCAATTGTCGGTCTGTAATAAACTTAGTCGCGTCTAGCTCATACATTGACATTTGGTTATTTAGCCCCTGTATTTGAATCTGCGCGTCTGACTGATACTTAGTTGCATTATATCCAAGCTGCGCGACATTCATTTGAGTATTAGCATCTAAATTTGCAACCCATTTATTAGCATCAATTGTGGCCAGAGCTAATGCACTTTCTTGGCTGATCTGATATTTCTGACCCTCTAAAGCTAGGTTCGCTAAATCGTACTGCCCTTTGTAATCAGCAGTTAATTGCGCCAATGCCCCTTGCTGTTGCATTTGCGCTAATGTAACTGTTGGGTCTGCCGCTATATTGCCTTGACTGGTCGCAGTAGTGTAATTTGTGCTGACTGAATTACTACCGCCAGAATTGCGTAATAAATAGATAGCAATTAAACCCACCGCACCAATAGCTACATATAATTTATACTTAATTAGAAATGCTTTTATTTTATCCATTTTTAATTACCCTGCACTAAAGGTTGCCCGTAGAATTGACCATTTAACAGCCCTAAAGTTTCTTGCGTAACTGACTGGTTTGCAAATGGTAAATATCCGTTGTCTTGAGAAAATGGCTTAAATCCGCCCGTATAAGCTAACCCGTACAAATGATTAAGCGTATGTACTTCTGGCAATGGGGATAGCTCTGACGGGGCCGGATTTACAAGCAACGGTAAAACGGGCATCCCGTTAAATGTTTTATTGCACATAAATTAGCCCCTTAAATTAAAAGCGTGTGTACTGATAGTTGCTGCCGGTAATTGGTGATAAAGCCACCCCAAGCGCGCCGGAAAAAGCATTACCGCCCGCGCTCACTACGCCAGCAGTATTAGATTTATTGCTCACTAATGTCGCCACAATTGCAACGCCTATAATGCCCATCAAAACAGTTACAAGCGGGGTCATATATTCACCCATAATATTTTTCTCCCATTATTTAATTGGCGATAAAGCAGAATTAAGAATGTTGCTAAACGCATTGCCGCCAGCAGTTAAAACCCCAGCAGTATTAGATTTTTTACTTACCAATGTTGCAATAATCGCTACGCCGATTACTGCCGTTAAAATAGTGACAATTGTACGCCCAAAATCACCCATAATCATTTTCCTTTTATTTGCGTGCTGATTTGATCAATAGCGCCGCGTTTGCGAATTAATAAGACAATCATTAATAGAATAATAAACGCATTGACTGGCTGCTTAATTTCTTTAATGCTTGCTGCGAATCCTAAAATAATAGCCGCTATTACCCAATAGCCGAATCCAGTAGATTCTTTAGTAACATCTTTAACGATACTAAATAGCTCCGGCAATGTATCGCGATAGGCGGCTATGGCTAAAATAATCCCGATAATAATAAGCGCAAAGGGCATATCATTTACCCTCTGCGCTAATTGAATCACGGAATCCCACTACATATAACAGCCTACCAAATGCCCCACTATTGGCTGCATATAATACAAAACCAAAAAGAATCATAGGTAACGCGAGATTTCCATTCATCAAAAATTACCTCATACAATAATACGTTTCATCCCCAGCCAGTATGCCAGAATTACAATTACAATTGTCATGATTGAAACGCCGAAAATTTTACTGTTCATTTTTATTGCTCCTTATGCAATAATAAAATTAATAATTTGTTTCCATAAAACAGATAATACAATTAAAAGGCCCATAAATAAAAACCAACCTTTAACGCTCATATCTGAGCTAAAAGGTTTAGTTGTCCATTCATGCACCTCCGTTATAATATTCAATTTTATTTACTCCCTAAAAAGGGGATTTCTCCCCTTTATTTTAAGTGGTCGAAATAGTACCGATATTTACAAGATTAGTTGCAGTCACTAAACTTTCATAAGCCATCAGTAGGCGGGCATTGGTACGCACTGTTTTTGGATTAAGTACAAACGTCTGGTTGCCTGTTTGTAATGTGTAAATCGGGCGGTCACGGGTTTCGGCCAAGAATACTGCCGGCGGTAAATCTGTACCGATTAATTTACGAGTCTGTAAATTCCAAGTATCCGGCGTGGCTTTTCGATAGTCTGAAAAGTTTGCCGTTTTTAATGCTAGATAATTTACATCGGTTTCACCGTCATAAATTCCGCCATTATCAAAAATAGCAATAGTTGATAGGTAACGATACAAGTTACCATATTGTACCGGAAAATCTGCATTCGGCGTTAAGCCGGATACGACGGAATTTTCTAGCAGGTAAATTGTGGACAAGTCAATTGCAGGTACAATGTACTGCCCGTTAGCCATTGGCAACTGATCAATATAATGCTGATAGCAATTATATGTGATTTCTTCAATTGCACACGCATCAGCAGCCGCCCCCTTATAAATTGCTTCAAGTGGATTTTCATCCGCTCCAACAAATGCCGTTGTATTTGTGGCAAACTCTAAACGTAGGCGTTGTTTTGATTGTGCAACGTTGGCAAAAACTGCGCCTGATAAATCGTTTTCAGAATAAGCTAACGGTATCCAGTAATGCATAACTACTGTTGCAGTTTCACCCGCCGCAATTGTTTGCTTAGCTTCGATAATGTCATAATTATCACCGTATTTAATCGGCGAATCGGTAGGCGTACTTGAGCCAAAAGGTTTACCGCCCTTAATCGTATTGACTAAAGCAATGTGCCAGCCAGTCGTTTCAATATGGCGCTGGTTATTCGGGTCATAATAAGTGACCTGTTTCAGAAGATTTGCAATACCGAAATCCGTCAAGCTCACTGATTCTGTTGCATGTGAGTTTTTAATTTTGGCCGCAACTTTCACAACAAAGCCGGTTACGATGCCCACGTTTGTTCCGCTCACGTCATATACGTTACGGTTTGACGGTACAAATGTTTGGCTGTCTACTTGCTGACTTACTTTAAACCCCTGAGATAGCACAATGCTGCGCGCTTGGATATTTGCTTGCATTGCTTGTTGATTCAGCATTGCCTGTTGTTGTGCTGGTGTCAATTGTTCTACTTTTGCCATGTGCTTTTAAGCCTCAATAGTTTTTGCGTTTGTTAAATAATTCATTAGGAATGTACCAAACATCCCAGCTATGAATAACATAAGAATAACGATTATCCAATTAATCGGATTTTTTAGCAACTCAAAATTAAGCATTTTTTAATTCCTCAGTGCGAATAAATAATTTAGCTACAAAAGTCATTAATGCATAACCAAGAGCCGCCATTAATACTACTGTTACCCAGTTTGCGAAATTCCATGAAATAATATTTTCAGTAAAATTCATATTGTGTTTACCTTTTTAGATTGATCTAAATTAAAACGATTTAAAACGTCATCAGCCGTCGGGACTGGTGACATAATAATAGCCGAATTTTTTCCCACATCATAATAAATTGAATGAAATTTTTTTAATAGTGGTTCGGTATTAATTGGCGCATTCATCAGCTTTTCTAAATCTACCGGTATAAATCCCTGCACTGTTTGCCTGTCACGTTTATCCCCCAATAAAAAGACTTGGAAAAAATCAGATTCGGAAATGGCAAAACGTGTAAGCCATACGGGGCGCTGACTTAAAATAATCATCGGGATTCTTTTTGATCTGCCTTGCGTAAGCAAAGCTTGAAATGCTGGGTCACGGTTTGGAATCATATAACCTTCATCGACATATACGCCGATATTTCCCATTGCATGAATATCCCACAATAGCTCAGTTACATCAGCATCGTTATATTCAGGTACGGGGTGATAAATATATAATCCCTTCTTTTTCGGATTAGGTCTAAAATTCATATCGACATGCTCAGCGCCTTCGATTGAATCAATTAAGTCATCGCCCTTATGATTTAAAACTATCCACGTTTTTTTGGTAAAATCTTGGTTAGACAAATGCCAAACACCGGCACAAGTTTTACCTGTGCCGGTTTTGCCTAATACTAAAATCCGCTGTGTATTATTAGGCAATCTTACCATTATTGTACTGGCCCCATATTTGACATTGGTAATTTATCAATATCAGGCTGCAATCCATTTTGCGGGCCTTCATTAACATGCAATTCTTCTTGCTTGCGTTTTTTAGTTTCTGCCGCAATGCGAATTTTATAAGCTGCGACACGCGGCGTATAAATAGCAACGCATGTTGTCGTTAAACCAACCCAAGCCATTACTTTTGGGTCTAACGCGACATTATAATGCTCATTGACATTATTAATTGCGTCAGCCAGCTTTTTACTTTCATCCGGCGATAAACTCATTTCGGGTATTTTAGTAGCGCCAGCCATCATCATGTGCAAAGAAAGCAAAATTTGTTCAATACCTATAGCACTTTGATTTTTCGACTTGGAATTGTTGGAGCTATTTGCTCGACTATTTCCGCTACCGGATTTTCGCCCTGCCCCTGCTGGTCGTCCCCTACCTCGTTTACTTCCAGCTTCACTGTCGGCGGCACTTCCGTCTGCTCCAATGCTGGCGGGGTCGAGTGTTGGGATTTCAATTCCTCCAATTCCTGCCGCATCATCTGCATTAATTCCCATAGCTCCTGATTGCTCCGATTTTGCCATTCCTGATTTTCCTTTAATTCTTCGACTGTCTGTTCGTGTTCTGAAATTTGTTGCTGTGCTTCAATCGCTATTTGTGCAACTTGAATTGCGGCGGCCTGTTCAATAACAGCGGCACTTTCTTCCGCGCGTTGCACTGCTGCTTCTGCTCTGGCCGCTACAATTTCAGCTTCGATTTTTTCTACCGTTTCTACATGCTCAACGGTTTCAATTATTTCTTCGGCCAGTTCTTCGGCCTTGTCTTTTAAATCATCACTCATAATTTAAGCCTTTAGCCTTTAAAAAGTTTATTAACTTGTCAAGTTTATTTTCTAACGTTTTATTTTGCATTTTTAAATTTAATAATTCTAATGCAAAATTTTCAGGCTTAGGCATCATTTGTTGCATTTCTACTGCCAGTCCAGCAGTGTCAATATTTTGCTTTTCAATTTCCGGCGTAACTTCGCTCACTAATTCATACTGGCTCATTTTCTTTTACCTCCAATAATGCTACTGACACTTCGCCTTCTTCTGAAAAATCAGCTTGTATAGATAAAGCTTTTTCAATATTTTCTAAACGCTGATCTATACGTTTTAATTTTTCGTCAAATTCATTTAAGGATTTTTTAACGCCTGAAATAAATTCATTTGCCTGATTAATTAAATCTTGGGGATTAACGCCCAAGCTTTGTAAAATATTAACAATCATCATAGACATACCGTCCATAATTTCTACTCCAATTTATTGAGGGCCAGTGGGTAAATTAGCAACTTTAATTATATTACATTGCATAAAACAATTAATTAAATCGTTTGCGTCATTATAAATATTAAATCCCAACGTGTCTAACGAAATATTATTTTCTGGAAAAGAAATTAAATTAAAAGAAAATAATTGAGAATTAAAATTTGGAAATAATGTTTTAGCTTCTTGCACCGTAATATTTTCTTTATAGCGGGCATTAAAAAAGGTATTACCCGATTTTGCTTGATCACCGAAATATTGAATATTTACTGAAACGTTATATACACCTGGCTCTTTAAAATAAATTCCATTGGCGTTTACATCGAAATAATTAATATCTATTGTTTGAATAAATGACCCAATAAAACTAATAAAATCGGAGCTGTTCATCGGCGCTGAAAATTGCAGGCCACCGCTAAATAAAATTGGTAGCACATCACCGCCGCCACCGCCACCGCCGCCAGTAGCATTAATTACAATTTGCTGATTTTCAGTTTCTTCAATTGTAATATTATTTCCGGCGACTAATTTTTTTAAAGCCACGTCTGTTGTATTTTCTATTTGCTGAATTTGGGCGATTGGTGTACCACCGAAAATAGAATTATATACATTAATGTTGCTACCACCCCCGCCACCAGTGCCGCTAATTAATAATTGATTATCCGGCGTAACTTCGATATTAATATTGTCCCCAGCAATTAATTTTTT